CACCGAATGCTTTACCATCGTAAAATAATACCTGCTCAACTACTTCATTTAGTTGTACCATAGTATCTGTCCAAATCATTATGTCGTATTGTACTTCAACATAATTAGGTATTTCAATAGAATAGAATTCTCGTAATGGTGGTCTACCATTTAATAAAGAGAATTGATCATATCTATTTTCCTTAGTATATTTCTTTTCAAAAAGTATTGCATTATTGCTGTCTTTATTTACACTATCTCTAAATACAGCACTAGTGTTTATATCTTCTCTAGGAGTTACTGAATTGCGTTTAATAACTAATAATGGGGCAATCATCTTCTGTCCATTATCTCGTAAATATCCTTGCTCTCTTATAGATGCCCACTTTTCAGGTGAACTAAATATAACTGGTACTTTGATAACTTGACCGTTTTCTACTAACTGCGGCACTATTACATTCTCAATATGCCACTTTACGTTATAATCAATATCATATAAAGATACACTAATATTCTTTTGTTTATCAGTATCTCTTCTAACCTCAGTTTCTCGTCTTACTGGCTGATTATTGCTAAATGTACTCTCTGTTTTATTTGGCTTTCTAGATTTCATACATTTTTAGGTAAAGCTTTTTTAGTAATAATTCCAGTACGTATAGGTACTATGTTTAATCCTGATTGTTTTGTTCTATGAGCACTACATATCATTGATACTGAATAGCCGAAGTTTGTACCGCCAAACCAGCTATCAGGATTCTTACTAGCATAGTACTGCGCCTCTGCAACATTGTCAATTTCCCAAAAAGTACTATCATATTCTATAATATCACCAATTTCTGGTACTATTGTTGTAGCCAATAAGTCGTCTCGTAAAAATGCAAATTCAGCATTTTGTCTATAGTCTACACCATATTCCTCTCCAGTTGATTCAGGTGATGTTAAGTTTATTATAGTGTGTATATATATAGGACTATCATAAGTTTTCTTTCCAGATTCTCCATAAAGATTTATATCTGTAGAATTTAGATTAAGTTTATATAATAATATCTGAATATCCATGATTCTTTGAATCATCTCGTTATTCAAGTGATAAAATAAACTAATATCTCTTTCTCCTGCAAATAAGGCCATTTTCTTTTATTTTATGCTATCCAAATACCAATTGGTATTTTATTTAACTGTTGTTGTAATGCTTCTGCCTCACTTTGTTTTTTAGCTAATTGAGCATCTCTACTAGTGGCTGTTAAGTTCTCTCGTAATTGTGTTACTAAAGCTTCCTTTTCAGCAGCTGCTTGTCCTAATAGTTCACCTCCATTCAATGTTAATTCACCATTAGGGAATGGTACAGTAGCATATTTAGTTCTAATCTGCCCTAACATTTCCTTAGCTACAGCCAACATATACTGCCATATCCAGCGTCTACCAGTATCATTAATATTTGAATAAGGTATAAAATCAAATGATGCATTACTAAAGTCTGACACTAGTGAACTACCTGATGACTGAAATGGGTTAGCTCTATCAGCTTTTACAATATATTCCATCCATAGCGTAATATCTGCAGTAGGTATTGGAAATATTTTTAATCTGTTATTATGAAGTTCAAATGCATATCCAGATCTTCTTATTTGATCATTAAATTCTATAGCTTGTAATCTTAATAAATCTGCATATATTGGCATCATCATAAAAGATACTCCAGGTGAATATGACCCCCAACCAAATTGTTCTAGCATTTGTTGACTGCCCATACCAGTACCTACAAATGGATCAAAATATCTAGATATTGCAGGTGGTGCATAATGTAATATTCTTTTTATTTCTATATCAGACCAAATATCAGCACCTTCTAAGTCTAATGATGACGACAAGTCATAATCTTGTACTCCGGTCTGTAATTGCAATGATGCCGATTTATAAGTCACTTTACCACCAAATCCAGATTCAACTCCATATTCTGATGATAATGATATTATTCTGTCTAGATTTACAGATACTAGTTGTTGTGACATATTATTTGAAGTGCTAGACCCTTGTAGGTTCATCATATTATCTCTAATATTAAACTGATTTACTTGATTAGAGTATTCAGTTACAGCTTCTTCGAATGCAGTATAGAAATTAATAGCTTGTAATTCTATATTAACAATAGGATATCCTAATCGTTGGGCACACCATTTTGCTGATTTATCTGCATCTGATGCAAATAGTGTATCGGCATCATAGAATCCAAACGGTGTGCTACCAGATGTGAATGTACTGGTTCCCGGCCATATTGGTATTACTGTCTGAGGCATTCTGTATCTTTCATATAATTATCATTCAATTGAATAATAACTAATTATTGTTACAGTAATGAATAATATTCTTTAAAATGTTTGATTCTATCAGGCAATCCGATTGTTCCACCGTTTACTCTTTTAGTAATAGTTGTTATAACTGCATCTGTTGCGCCTTGATCGGCTATTTTATGTAGTCCGTTCTTGTGGAAAAACCAAGCTGCAGATAATAGGGGGTATTTGGTAGCTACTAGGTCAGGATTAGTTATTATATCTTCAGTAACTACTTTATCAAATGCTGTGTAGTTATCTTTACCAGTTAATTGAATATAACCACGGCCTCTAAATTTCCAACCGTCACCTGTTGCTTCAATTCCATTACCCATACGACCACCATATACAAGGTTAGCTATTTTTTCCGGTTTACGTTCATAAAGTAAAGCTTTTTGTTCTGTCGGAAAATATTTTTTAAATATCCCTAGCAATCCTTTTGCTCCATAGTTAAGATTTTCATTTACAGCTTTAAACCCAGCGCTTTCGTGTCCAGCTTGGGCTAAGAAGTGCGCTAAACGTAGTGGGGTGTTTAATTCAAATTTTGCGATTGTGTCTGGTAACTGTGCAATAACAGTATCAGGAATGTGGCCTTTAAGTTTGTCGATGTTCATATTTTAGTTTTTATTGGTTACTCAATTGGTTGTTGTTCTTCTTCTGCTGGTTTGCCATGCTTCATTACAATGAATTTGTCGACAGACGCAATACCAAACGCACCTAATGTCATAATTAAGAACGAATTAAAGATAAATTCTGTGACTACTAATGGTTTGCCCAAAGCTCCTGTTATAATATCTGCAATTGCAAACGCTGTCATTATACAAAATGAAGCAAAACCGACAACAGATTTTTCATTTATGTCATTGTTGTCACTAAACAAGTTTTTTAAAAATTTTTTCATAGGATATTGATTTTATTTTAATTTAATTTATTTTGTTTATCGTCTGATGTGGCATATTTAATACCCATAATAGTTCCCACGATAGAAAATGCATTGGTAAGTAATACACTAAACATATTACTCCATGTTGATCCAATTATTTGAGTATCCTTATTTGATAGAATTGCAAATGAATACATTATAGTTGTTATAAACCCAACACTAACTATAACTGCTAATGCAGTCTTAACAATAGTTCCGATTAATTCATTTTGACTTTTTTTAATTGTTGCCTCTAAATCCTCTAAAACATTATTTTTTTCTATCTCTAATGCAGCCCTAAGATTATTAGAGTTTTCTAATTCAACTGTTAAATTTCTTGAAAGGTCGTCTATTTTTTTCTTATCATTTACAGCATTAGTAACATTAGTTGCAATTTTAACTACATTAGTAATATTACCTTTACTGTCAACTACAGGATTATATGATGCTTGTAAATAAATAGTAGAACCATCTACTTTTCTCCTTTCAAATATTCCATCAAAGAACTTACCTTTTCTTAAATTTTCCCAAAACTTAACATATTCATCAGACTTTGAATATTCATAGCTCACAAAAATACTATGATGCTTCCCAATGACTTTATCTTTTTCATTGAACTTATACCCCATAGTTTCTAAAAATATAGGATTCGCATCTAATATAATTCCATCAGCATTAAAACTAATAAGGGCAGTACTTCGGTTAATTGCATCTATTTGTTTTTTGCTATCGACAATTGCTGTAACGTCGGTAGCAATTTTCATTATTTTAGTAATCTTACCATCCTCATTAAAAATAGGGTTATACGTTGCTTGAAGATTAATAAGACTTCCATCCTTTCTTCTTCTTTCAAATTCTCCTTCATAGTACTTACCGCTTCTTAATATATCCCAAAATTTCTCATACTCAAGTGATTTTGAGTACTCCTCACATACAAAAGTGCTATGGTGTTTACCGATGAGTTCTTCGTGATTACCAGAACCATATCCCATTGTTTTCAAAAAAATGTCATTAACACCTAATATAATACCATTAAGATCAAAGTAAATAATAGCATTACTTCTGTTGATTGCTTCCAATCTACTCAATAACTCTTCTTTAGATAAATTTTTCATATTGACTTAAATTTAAAACGTATGCTGTATCTGGAGTATAACCTTTTAATTTATATCATACATAAACTTATTACTGGTCTTTTGCAATCTTTTTAGGTATCGGTTCCCACCAATTAGTGCAATATTCATCTGCCTTATATGGTATAGTACTAGTACCTGCCCATTTTATATAGTACTTACTAACGCATACTTCTTCTTCTGGCGCCCAATATTTACAATTAGCACAACAAGAGCCACCTTTAGGTACTCGTAATCCTGCTTTATGGTTTGCTGGTAATATCATTTTACCAGGCCCACCGAAATTTTCTGTTACTAATAAATCTTTTAATTTCATTTGATTTTTTCTGTTAAAGTTATTTTTATTTTTGGAGTATAATCTTTCGGTAATTTATTTTTTATACCTGAAAATTTAGAATGATTTTTATCCCATCTAAAGTTAAATTCTAATCTATCTAGATTCATCATTATCTGTCCGGTAGTATACATTTTATAATTATTGTCTCTTCTGTAAGGATTCAAAAAATTATCGTCTGTATATTGTTTTGATAATACATTTAATATTTGTGTAGAATCAGTAACTTTTTCTAGTTCCTTTTCTGCTATTTCTTTTCTAGATATAGATGACTTTCGTTTCTCTCCTGATGTATATCCTGTTTCTGGATAAGATATGCCATGATTAGTTCTAACTGTTACTTTAGGGCTATCTATCTTTTTAATTACTGGTAAATGCTCTGAAGTAAGTTCTATTACGAATGAATGTTCTGGATTGGCAGCCATAGTCATTCCTTTAACACCTACATCTTTTTTATCTTCACCTGCAAATTCTATGATAGATTTTATTGCTTGTCCTAACTTATGTTTAGATAACGATTTTCTAATCTTTAAGCCATCATAAGACGGTTGCACACCTTTTTTATCTTTATCAAAATCTACTTTACCAGTTGCAATATCAGCTTCAATTTCATCATAGTGAACTAGTAAAGATGCATTAATAATACCAATACCATATTCATTCATACCCTCTGACCAATCTGTAATAGTATCGTGTATATATACAACTTCAACACCATCAATAAGTTCATGGATTATTTCTATAGTAGGACTATACTTTCTATCTCTATTTTTAGCTAATATAGTTTCACCATTTAGATGTATAGTAGCTACTACACATTCATTTATAGATTTAGGTAAAAGGTCTTTTAGTTTCACTTTTTGATTTTTAATGGATTCGGTCCTGTTAATAATTTCGCACCCATAACTGTCTTTTCCAAATTTGGGTACGGAACCATTTTATCACCTTGTTTTGCCATATAACTTTTTAGTTTCTTTAACTTTTTCAGATGGCGTATCATTTCTTGTTTGTTCATGGTCGCGCCCCCCATAAATTCAATCACTATATCTTTTAGCTTAATCATTTTCCTTGTAATATTTTACTTACTGGTTTTGTAGACCACATTTTACAGCTCCAATAACCTGCAGTAGTTCTATCTTTCTTTTGGTCACATTTGTGTCTAGCTCTAAAAGATTTTCTTCTTGCAGGATCATCTCTTTTGATCGACATTTTTTTATCCCCAAAATTTACTTTAACTACATTACCTTTATCATTGGTAACATATACCTTATACTTAGCAACATCGCCTCGAGTAGGCTTATTTAATGTAACTGTTCTACCTTGATATTCAGCTTCTGTTATAACCGATTCTTTTAACGAATTCATGAGTTTAATTGCACATTCTGTACACGTGGTCTGTTCATGATTTTCATTGGTAGTTCTCCATCCGCCACCGGCTGCTTTGTACTTTTTTGCTGCCCATGCATTTGCATAAGCTGATGGATATACATCAAATTTCTTTTTAGCTTGATTCTTGTAGTACGACCATTTCGATTTATCGGTAGGTACATTTTTCTCTAGAAACAAATTAAGACGTTCTGAAATTTCAGCAATTCTTTCCATATCACCAAAATCTTCCTCACCATCTTCAAATTCAAATCCAAACTTCTTATAAAAGTTAACTAACTGGGCTCGATTTAGTCTACCAGTCCCAGTTCCAAACGGATGCGGGTCCAATGCGACGTTTACTTTATACTTGTCGGCAATATCCATAATTTTTTTCATTACAACCGTAGCATTACCTTTACCCTTATCGATAGAATACAAACTAGAAAACCATAAACGTTTATCCCAATTACTTACTTCTATTATTACACTATCATCAATTACGATTTCTTTAGGGTTGAGTGGATTGCGTACACCTAATTTTTCTATTTCCTTAATAGCTTTATCGATATCCGCAGGATTACTAGGAGTATATTCTCTCAGTATAATTTCCTTTTTGATACCAGTTTTTACTTTAATTGGGTTTTGACCTTTTGTTTGTTCACCACCTTTTTTAGCATCCCCACCTTTTTTCTGTGCAGCTCTTTTTCTTTTCACAAATGCTGCTCTACCAGCTTTACCTAACTTTTTAGCTTTTTCTTTTGATAGACAAGCTGAATACGCATCTCCTTCTTTTGCATCACCACATTTACCAATTCTATTTCCCGATGAATTATATCGGTCCCATCCACCGCCACCTACACCACCTTTGCCTCCTTTACCAAACCAGGCTCGAAGGTCTTCATTAAGTAAGTTTGTTAGTTTAATCATTGAATTCTTTATATATTTTAAGTATATCCTCTACTATTGGATGTCTATGATTAGTTTTAAGTGAGAACTGAGCGAATCCGTTAACGTCTTTCATATGTTTACATAAAAAGTCAAATCCTGATTGTCTTTTATCTTTCAAATCTATCTGAGCATTATCGCCACATAATATCATTTTACTTCCTTTACACATACGACCTAATAAAAGTTCCATTTGTTTATGAGTAATATTTTGACATTCGTCTGCTATAATTATTGCATTTGTCATATTTCTGCCTCGCATAAATGCAAAAGGAATAACTTCTATAGTACCATCTACTACACATTTATCAATCTTTTCTTTACCATAGCATCTGTACATATTATCGTATACTGGTGCTGTAAATGGATCTGTCTTTTCTTTTATTCCTCCTGGTAAATACCCGGTATCTTCACCTGACGTAACTAAAGGTCTTGTAATTATAATCTTTTCTACCTCTCGTTTAAATAATAAGTCTAATGCTATCTGCACTGCAACTAATGATTTTCCGGAACCTGCTTGCCCTTTTAATATTGTAATATCATTAGCTAATATAAGACGCTTAGCTTCTTTCTGTTCATTATTTAGCGTAACTTGAAATTTTATCTCCCCTTTGGGTTTTCTTTTTTCGTTACTAGGTTTATTTTTGGTTTCACCTGCAAATTGTTCCATAAAGTTATTTCTTATAAATATCTATTTTACTAATCATTATTGTAGGTTATTGAATAAATCTTAAACAAGGGAATTAACATGATATTTCTATATTGGTATAACAGGTATTATAAAAATAATACTAGGTTAATGATGGGTAACTATGGTTGTACTAGAGTAGAATTATATAGCTTTCTAGCTTCTCGTATTTTACTTGTATTAAATACATCTAACATTTTATTAGTAAACGCTGTAGATCCTAGGTTATGTTTCTTTTGTATGGTTGGTTTATCTAAGCCTGACAGTACATCTTTTCTAAATTCCTCTCTGTCTATATGTTTGTATGCACCATTATTAGCACCGGAATTTTGTTTTGATAGCATATTACTACGTTCTTTGAACTTTATTTCACCTAGTTCAGTACCGTATTTATTTTGAAACCATTTTTGGGTATATCTGTCGACAGCAGCTTTTCTTTGATTTTCTTTAGTTTGTTCTGTGTGTGGTAAACTTTTTTGTCGCTTACGAATAGCTTTCATTTTACGTTTGAATATTTCATATTCCTTGGAACCCTTTCTACCCATCCAATTATCACCACCAGAGCCACCTTGTACAATATTATAATAGTTATCTGATGTTTGTGCATTAGTTATTTCTATCCAATACTTTTCTCGTCGATCTAACTGTTCTTTAGTTTCACACCGTTCTACTATAACTTTAAGGAAATTTTCACGACCATACTTTTCAATTGCTTTTTTAAGCAGAAATCCAGACCCTAAATAGTTTGGATTATCATTCGAATCTTGTCCGATGTAACGTTTATTATTAATTAAATTGATTGTTTCATAAATTACCATAATTTCTATTTTATATAAATATAAGTATTTTGCCGTAGAATTCAAAATTAAACATGAAAAAAGGGCTCGAAATTAATCGAGCCCCTTTAACACTAATGTTTAGAGTACTTTCAGTTATTATACTGATTGTAAACCTTTAACATAAATTTTACCATAAAATTCCGGACGCACTACTTTCTTAGCATATCTCGTCATTACACCTTTTCTTGGAGTAAAGTTTGTAGGATCGTATACTAGAGGAGTCATGATCAACGGTACATATGGAGCGTACACAGCACCTGTTTCTAGGAACTGAGCACCACGATATCCTAATAGGATTGTGTTCTCCAACATATAAGGGTTCTTGTAAACTGTAAATCTGCTATTAAGCATACCTACCT